ACTTAGAGCAGCAGGATATGATTATAACGCAGTACAAAAAAGAGTAAATGAACTCTTATAACTAAATAATGAAAAATTGCCTGAAGGTTGTTCCTTAAATGGAATAATCTTCAGGCTTTTTTTATTTGAGGTTAAAAATTAGCTATTTTTCTTTGCCTGTGATATGCAGGGAGAAAATATTTTGATTTTTATACGGAAAATCATCTTTAAAACTCCCTTGGACAGTTAGAAGGGAGCAGAAACTATGAACAAAGATGAAAAGGCAAGAATAAGAGAATTAAGAGAAGAAGGGATAAGCTATACAGAAATAGCCAAGAGAATGGATATTTCTAAAAATACCATTAAAAGTTTTTGCAGACGCAATGGTATTACAGAAACAAAAAAAGATAAGGGAAATTTGGGTGTTTGTGAATTTTGCCGGAAGCCAATTTCTCAGCCTGTTGGAAGAAAGAAAAAAAGATTCTGCTCAGATAGCTGTAGAAACAAATGGTGGAATAGCCATATGGATGAGGTAGATAGAAAGGCAAGGTATGAGTGTGTCTGTAGATATTGCGATAAGACATTTTTTTCCTATGGAAATAAGAATCGAAAATACTGCAGTCATCAATGTTATATCAATGACAGATTTGGAGGTGAGGAGAATGCATGTAACTAATAGCATACCTTCTTCCATTGATGTATCCGCCCGCAAGATGACAAAGGAAGCCATGCAGAAAGATTTTGAATATAAAATAGCCCAAAAACTAACACAATCTTTGTTGGAGCAAGGACTTATTTCCACAGAAGAGTACAACAAAATCAAGGTATTGAACATAGAAAAATTTTCTCCTTTTTATAAGGATTTGATGGATATATGACTTGATAATTACAGCAAGTAGAGTGATATATAGTACTGATAAAATAAGGAGGTGAGACAATGGCAAGGATAACAAAAATTGAAGCTACAAAAAGCTTCGTGAAAGAAAGAAAAATACGTGTCGCTGCCTATACCAGAGTATCAACCAAATCCGAAGAACAGCTACTTAGTTTAGAAATACAAAAGGAACATTATGAATCTTATATTAATGCAAATGCTAGCTGGGAATATGCAGGTCTTTATTATGATGAAGGAATATCTGGAACGAAGATAGAAAAGCGAGAGGGGTTGCTTGCTCTATTAAAAGACTGTGAAGATGGAAAGATTGATCGTGTAATTACAAAGTCCATCAGTAGATTTTCACGAAACACAACAGACTGTCTTGAAATGGTAAGAAAACTAACAAGTTTAAAGGTTTTCTTATTTTTTGAGAAGGAGAATATAGATACTGAACACATGAGTTCAGAGCTTATGCTTTCTATTTTAAGCTCCATTGCTGAAAGTGAGTCAAAATCAATTTCACAAAACAGTAAGTGGTCTATAAAAAACCGTTTTAAGACAGGAACCTTTATCATCAGTTATCCACCATATGGCTATGAAAACAAGGATGGAAAAATGAATATTGTCCCAAAGGAAGCAGATATTGTTAAAGAAATTTTTACTATGACAATTAATGGAATGGGGACCCATCTTATAGCTAGAGAACTAAATAATAGAAGTATTCCAAGCAAGAAGGGAGCCAAATGGCATGGTACTACTGTAAGAGGGATTTTACAAAATGAGAAGTACACAGGCGATGCGATATTTCAAAAGACATATACAGACGATAATTATAACCGCCATATCAATTATGGTGAAGAAAATATGTACCTTTATAAAAACCATCACGAGCCGATTGTTAGTCATGAGATGTTTGATAAGGCAGCAGAAGTAATCAAGCAAAGAGGAAGAGAAAAAAGTATTGAAAAAGGTACAGGGAAATACCAGAGTAAATATGCATTTTCAGGAAAAATCTACTGTGGTGAATGTGGAGCGACCTTTAAGAGGAGACAGCACTACAAACCAAGTGGAGATTATGTGGCTTGGTGCTGTAATGGACATATTACAGATAAAAATGCTTGTTCAATGATGTACATTCGTGATGAGGATATAAAGACTGCATTTCTTAGAATGATTAGTAAACTGCAGACTGCACATGACCAAGTTCTGAAACCTTTTGCTATGGGTCTTAAGGGAACAAACAATAAGCAAAGACTAAAACAGGTACTAACCTTGGAAGAGCAGATCGAAAAAAATGCGGAGCAGGCAACAGTTCTAACAAACCTGATGAGTTCTGGTTATATCGAGCCAGAGGTTTTTCACTTAGAAAATAATAAGTTGACCTTAGAAGCAGACAGGCTGGCAAGAAATAAACAGCTTATTGTAAAAAGCATTAACGGAGATTTAAACCATTTAGATGAGGCACAGAAACTTCTTAGATTTGCATCTAAAAAAGAAGTTATCACAGAATTTAATGATGCCTTATTTCTAGAATATGTTGATACGATTAAAGTTAATAACAGAAATGAAATAACTTTCGCTTTAAAATGCGGGTTGAATTTAACAGAAAGGTTGGTAAAGATATGACACATATACCATATGGATACCGCATCGAAAATGGAATAGCGGTAGTTGATGAAGTTGATGCAGAAAGAATCAAGGCTCTTTATCAAGAATACATTGATTGTAAGTCTATGAGAGCTGCTGCTAAGAAAGCTGGAATTGATAAGACTCATTCAGTTATAGGTAGAATTCTAAAGAATAAAGTATATCTTGGTACAGTGTATTATCCACAGATTATTGATGAAGATATTTTTGTAAAGGCACAGGAAATCAGAGAGCATAATGTGAGAAGTCAAAATCGTATAGGAATTTATAGACCTCACCCAAAAGTAGAAATCGGAGCTTTTAAGATTAGAAAGATAGAAGAAAAATATAAGGATCCATATAAACAGGCAGAGTATGCATATGGTCAAATTGTGGAGGTAGAAAATGAATGAGAACGTAACATTGATACCTGCTAGAATACGATCTGGTAATCGAATAACAAGGCAAGAAAATAAACCTAAATTAAGAGTGGCAGCGTACTGCCGAGTTAGTACTGACAGCGATGAGCAGGCGGGGAGTTATGATGTTCAGGTTAAGCACTATACAGAATATATTGGCAGTAATAAAGAATGGGAACTTGCCGGGATATATGCTGACGATGGAATTTCCGGCACTAACATTAAGAAAAGAGAAGGATTCATAGAGATGATTGATGACTGTATGGAAGGGAAAGTTGACATGATTATTACCAAGTCCATCAGCAGGTTTGCAAGAAATACTATTGACTGCCTAAAATATGTTAGAAAGCTAAAGGAAAAGAATATCGCTATCATATTTGAAAAAGAAAACATCAATACCCTAGAAGCATCTGGGGAACTTCTTCTTACCATCATGGCATCTCTTGCACAACAAGAGTCAGCCTCTCTTTCACAGAATATAAAGTTAGGATTACAGTTTAGATACCAAGAAGGAAAGGTACAGGTCAACCATGAGCATTTTCTAGGCTATACAAAGGACGAAGATGGAAAGCTTATTGTTGATGAGAATGAGGCTAAGATTGTCAGACGAATTTTTAGAGAGTACCTAGAGGGAGCAAGTTTTAGAGATATAGCTATGGGGCTAGAACATGATAAGATTAAAACCGGTGGAAAAAGATATAAATGGCATCTAAGCACAATACGAGGGATACTTAGAAATGAAAAATATATGGGTGATGCACTTTTACAGAAGACAATCACAACAGACTTCATTGAGAAAATACGAATTAAGAACGATGGTACAGTTCCGCAGTACTATGTAAAGGACAGTCAGGAGCCAATTATAGCCCGAGATATATTCATGTTAGTGCAGGAAGAAATGACCCGAAGAGCAAATCTTACAAGTGGAGTAGATGGCAAAAAGAAAAGAGTATATTCCAGCAAGTATGCACTTTCAAGTATTTGTACCTGCACAAAGTGCGGTGATATTTACAGGAGAATTGCATGGAACAATAGAGGAAAGAAATCTACGGTATGGAGGTGCTGTACCAGAGTAGAGCATGGTCCATCAGCTTGTGATGCTCTCACTATTCAAGAGTCAGAATTACAAGATGCGACAGTTAAAGCAATCAATAAGATACTTATTTGTTCAGACAGAATGTTGCAAATCCTAAGTGATAATATAGAAATGGCAATTGCAGATGATAATTCTGTTGAGATGGAGAAGTTGAACGGCATCTTAAAGGAAAAGCAAAAGGAACTGGTAAAGCTTGCTCATGCTAAGAAAGATTATACTACACTAGCTGATGAAATAGACATTCTTAGAGACAAGAAACATGAGCTTCAGGTACAAAGAGCAGAAACGGAAGGTGTGAAAAAACGAATAGAAGAATTAACGGATTTTCTTAAAGGAGAAAATCATCAACTGATAGAATATGATGAATGTATGGTAAGAAAATACATCGAGGAAATAAAGGTATACGAGGACAAGTTTACGATTCGCTTTAAAGCAAAGGTAGAGATTGAAGTGGTAAGATAAATTATTATAGGTTGGGCAGAACTTCGGTTCTGCTTTTTTTGTTATATTTGTAATTTGATTTTATTCGTAGTTTGGAATATACTATTGTTAATGAGTGTAGCTGTAAAGTTATTACGGAGAGATTATGATGGAATATTTATCAATAAAGCAAACATCAGAAAAATGGGGTATTACAGTTAGAAGAATACAGGTCCTCTGCACAGATGGACGTATACCTGGTGCCACAAAGATTGGCTCATATTGGGCTATTCCTACAGACGCTGAAAAACCAACCGATAAAAGAATTAAGAGTGGTAAATATATAAAGAAAGGTGATATTAATGGATAGAAGTGCTTTCATTAAGACTCTGAAAGAAGTATTGAAATATGATAGAAAATAATGAAGAACCCTTAGCTACTGTACTTGATCATGAACTTATCGCGAAG